CTCGGACGTGAGCGCGTCCGTCACGTCCACGGCGTCGGAGAGGGTGCGGTTCTTCTCCTGGTTGACCGTGAGCGCGTCGGTGACGCTCACCGAGTCGGAGAGCGTGCGGTCCCGCTGCGCTTCACGGGTGAGGGAGTCGGTGACGCTCACCGAGTCGGTGAGGGTGCGGTTCTTCTCCTGGTTCGTGGTGAGCGCGTCGGTGACGGACGCCGTGTCCGTGTACGTGCGGTCGGTCTGCTGCTGGGTGAGCAGGCTGTCGGTGACGCTCACCGAGTCCGTGCCGAGGTCGCGGTCGATGACGGAGGTGCCCGTCTTCGTGTACGTCAGCTCGTCGGTGACGCTCACCGAGTCGGAGAGCGCATCGCGGTAGACCCACCGCTCTACGGTGAGCTGGTCGCCCGTGCCGCCCGCCGCCGGCTTGAAGACGACCGCCGAGATGAGCGCGTCGCCGCTTGCCGTCTGCGTGTAGCTCGCCGTCTGTGAGGACGCCGCGGCATCGAAGCGGTCCTCTACGCCCTCGCCGAAGCCCGTGGTGAGACGCGTGGCGTAGCCGGAACCAGGCGCCGAGTACGCCGTGTTCGGGACGCAATCGACGACGACGAGGCTCCCCGCCTGCGCGGGCGTGAAGCTGGCCGATGTGACCGTGGTGCCCGTCGTCGGCGCCGCGGTCGCCGCTGTGTCGTACGGGTCTAGAGTGTCAACGCCGCTGTACTCCAGCGCTTGCAGCGTGGTCGTGGACGGCGTGCCACCAGTCCACGTGAGGGTGACGGTGTTGGCGCCGGCTGCGCAGTTCTTCGCGTACCACCACTCCGTGGCGAACCCGAGGCCCGTGCTCCGCACATACGACGCGGCGATGCGCGTCCAAGTGTTCCCCCGCGTGTCGGTGACGGTGTTGGTGCTGCTCCCCGAGGAGTCCCACGTCACCGACAGAAGAAGGAGGTTCCCCGCCGTGTTGTTCGACGTGTACGCGATCGACGAGGAGAACGTGTTCTCGCGGTTCTGAACGGCCGCGGGAGTGCCGCCAGCACCACCGAACTGGATGGTGTCGGAGAGCGCGCGGTCGCGTTGCACCTCCCGCGTGAGCGCGTCGGTCACGCTCACCGTGTCCGAAGCCGCGTACGACTTCGGGATGGTCTCGACGGTCAGCGAGTCGGTGACGTCGATCGTGTCCGAGAGGGGCACGTCGAACAGCGCGCCCGAACCTGCGCTCTGCTCACCACCCGGCAGAAGCGGGCCCCAGAGCATCGTCATGGCTGCCTCACGTCACGGCGCGGATGGACCACGAGAACGCACGGTCGGAGCCGGCGATCTTCTTGAGCGTGAAGTCCCAGCCCTCGCCGAGAAGGAACGTCGGGGAGATGAACGGCTCCGACTGCGCGCCGATGAGGTTCGCGAGCACGCTTCGCCGCTGCGTGCCGCCCGAGATGACCTTCTCTTGCAAGGCCACCTCGTACTCGTCGCCAGCGGCCATGTTCGCCGTGTCGATCTGGACCTGCGCGATCACGTCGGTCGTCACCGTCGCGATGCTCGTGCTGCTGTTTACGAGGCTGTACTCGGTCGAGGAGATGGTGACCGCGGAGCCCGTGTAGAGTGCATTGTTGATCGCCATCTAGATCACTCCGTACGCCGCGAGCGAGAGCCCGGTGATGGCGGTGCCGCTCGCCTGGAGGCGGCCGTAGACGATGTCGCCGTCCTGCGCCTGGTAGTAGGACTGGTCGCACACGCCGTCGTCCCAGAACTGCTCGGTCGTCGAGCCGTTCCACACACGGTTCTCGATGACGATGGCCTTGTTGCTCGCGTCACCGATGCCCAGATCGCCCGTGTACGCGACGGCGGTGATGGTGCCGTTGTTGACGCCCATGCCGAGTTGCCAGAACCACGGGTTGTCACCCGCGGCGATGGTGCCGAGCGAGGTCCACGCGCCCTCCGAAGTCGTGCCGGCGGTGATGGCGGTGCCGGTGCTTGAGGCGGCGGTGATGCCGTACGCCTTGACCTTCGTGCCGACGCGCACGTTGTCGAGGCGGCGCGGCTCGCCGACGATGCGCGCTCGCGCGCGGAGCGTGCCGACGGTGGCGTTGTTCACGCTCGCGCGCGCGGCGACCGTCGAGCCCGCCTTGATCCAGATCGGGAAGAAGTAGTGGATGCCGCCGGAGGACGTCGTCGCCGGCGCCGCGCTCGACGCGAGGAGGTCGGGGATGAGCACCGTGTACGAGGTGCCTCCGGCCGGGTCGACGCCGATGTCGACGATGGTGTCGCGCGCGGCGGTGCTGGTGGCGTTCGAGTTGAACGAGATCCAGATCCCGAAGACGTCCTTGGAGACGTTGGCGGCGCTGAGGAGTTGCGCCCACGCGCCGGACTTCGCGTTCTGTGCGGGCGTGACCGTGGCCCCCCACGCCGCCGCGATGCGCGTGGCGCCTACCTGGTCGAAGGACCAGCCGAAGCTCGGCGGGGGGACCCAGAGGGGCACGTCAGCCCTCCGGCGTCTTCTCGGCCTCGTCCTCCACGGCGTACGGCACCGTGGGCGCGTCCTGCGGGATGGGCGCCTTGGGCGACTCGTCACGCATGACCTCGACGGCGAGGTGATCGGTGGTGGCTACGCGGTCCGTGTTCATGGCATCTTGTCGGCGGTCGTCTTTGCCTAACTACCTGATATCACTCAGGTAATTCGGGCTTTGTACGTGAACCTCACTTTATCCGCGGTCGTCTTCGACACGGTGGGGCTCACGAGCGTGCGCATGAGGATGGAGCCGCCCGGCGTCGTCTTCGCGTCCATGAGGACGACCTCCTTGATGGCCGGCGCCGAGAGCGAACCACCACCCGAGGGGTAGGACACGACCCACTTGTACGTGCGGCCCGCGTCCACCGTGCGGGAGTCCACCGTGCGGATGTTCGCCGTGGCGAGCGCCGTCTTCACGTTCGTGTCGCCGGAGCCGGCTGCCGCCGAGTTCTTGCCGAGGCGCCAGAAGCGGAACTGCTTGGTGGTGGTCCCGATGGCCATCTTCCACAGGCGCTTCTTGCCCACGTTGACGATGAGGTTCTTGTTCACCTGCGAGTGGATGACCTTCGGGCCCTCCGGGGTGTCCCGGATCACCTCGATGAGCACCTCACCGCCGATCAGCCGAATCTCGTCCTTCATCGTCGTTCTCCTCGACCTTCTCACCGAGCATCTGGATGATGCGATCAGCCTCTTCTACGACCTCGGCCGGTGCATCGTCAGGCAGGTGGGTTCTAGCACGCTTGGCCCAGTGGAGAGCGTCCCGGAGCCGCCCCAGGGCCCCGTTGGTCATCGCGAGGCGCTGGGCGGGGAGGTACTGGTACACGTCCTCGTCGATCCACCACAGGGAGAAGGGCGGGTCGCCCATGGCCGTCGCCGCGTACCGGTAGAACTGGAGCGCCTGCTGGAACTGCTCCTCCTCGTAGGAGAGGTCACCGAGCCACAGCCAGTGCTCGACGCGGGACCAGTCCTCCTGCTGCGCTTGCATGAGGTGGTGGCGCGCGTTCTTGCGGTCACCGCGGTTCTTGTACTCCAGGGCGAGTTGGAGCCGGGTCTGGTACCGCGCGGGCCCGTTCTTCGACGGCGCTTGGAGGTACTCCTCCATGCGGTCCACGGCCTTCTCCGGCGCGTACTCCCGCATCTCGCTCGCGAGGTAGTAGAGCGAGTCCGCGTTGCCCCGCGTCTTCCAGTCGTCGAGGAGCGTCACGCGGTTCTGCGCACGGCGCTGCTTCGCTCGCTTCGTCGCGTTGGCGTGGTCGCGCGTGTGCCACGTCTCGACCTGCGGCAGCTTCACGCAGAGCACGTCGTCGGGGTAGTCGAGCGCGTTGTGGGTGGGGCGCTTGAAGCGGATGCGGGAGTCGTTCCGGAACATCCACGGGTAGCCCCAGCGCTGCCCCTGCCCGGTGCGCCACACGAAGCAGATGCGTGCGGACTGCATGGTGTCCGCGGGGAGCTGGAGCAGCACGTCATGCCCGGCCTTCAGGCGCTCGTGCCCCTCCGTCATGAAGATCCAGTTGGAGGAACACTTTTCGATGCACTGGTTGCGCACCCACGAAAAGTGCACGCCATTGTCTGGGATCTTGTCTTCCTCGGGGGTAGGGCCGCGTGGGCTGTCGAGCACAAAAACCACTTCGGCGTACTTTTTTGCCACCTCTGTGGTGTTGTCCACTGTGCGCGGGTCCACCCCCACGACGATCTCGTCAGCGACCCCGCGGAAGGACGCGAGGACCGCTTCCAGGTCTGCCGCCTCGTCGCGTACGGGCAGCGTCATGCTGAGGGAGTAGGCCTTCTTCCCCAGGCCGCAGACGCCCAAGAGGAACGCGCCGACCCCAGGCTTGTGGTCCGGGCCGATGACCTCCACCCGCGCGTCCGGCCAGTGCTTGCGGAGAAGCTGGAGGAACCCGAGCGCCGTCCACGCGCGCTCGTGCTGCGGCTCCTCCTCCGGGGGAAGGCGGTCGTTGGGCACGCTGAAGAAGCCCACGCCGCCGTCCATGGACGCCTTCACGAGGATGTCCTCCACGGCCTCCATGGGCAGGTGCTCCAGCACCTCGGTGGCGACGACCACGTGCGGGTCCAGGCTCGCGAACATCTGCGAGCGGGCCTCTGCGTCGAGCACGTCGCACTGCCACGCCCCCAAGCCCTTGTCCGTCGCGGCCATGAGCGCGGCCGTGTTGTGCTCGGCCACGTGGACCTCGGCTTTCCGCTTGTCCGCGAGGAGCTTGCCGAGCAGGCCGACGCCGCCCCCGATGTCGAGGACGGACGTGTTCGCCGGACAGAGCTGCACGATGCGGTCGTACACGAGGGCGAGGGCGTTCCCTCGCCACGTGCCGTCGCCTTCGTCCGCCCAGATCGTGTGCCAGCGCTCGGCGCTGTTGGGCGCCGACTCGCTCACTTCTGCCCCGGGCGCTCGGTGAACCGGAAGGACAGCCCCAGGCGCTTCAGCTCCTGGTTGAGGTCCGCGTTGCTCATGTCCTTGTAGCTGCGCGCCGGGCGCTGCTCCGTCGCGGGCTTGCGCGCCGGAGGGTTGCCCACGTCCGGCGGGGAGACGCGCACGTTGTGCACGGGGGGCTCTTCCTCCGCGGGAGCCTCCTCTTCGGCAGCTTCCTCCTCGGGGGCTTCCTCCTCTTCGGCCGCCGCGGCGTAGACCGGCTTCTCGTACGCGAGCGTGGCGAGCCACTCCTCGGGGTCGAACTCCTCCAGGTCCGCGTCGTCCATGCCCTGCACGTGCACCTGGAGGCGGTCGAGCGCGTCCTCCACCATGTCCGGGCGGATGTACTGGCTGGCGAGGCCAGTGAGCATGTTCTCCATCTCGGTGACCACCGACTGCTGGTGCTGCTCTTCGAGACGCTGCTGCGCCTCTTGGAGCGCACGGAGTGCTTCCTCGCGGTCCTCACGCGCGCGCTCGATCTCGCTCATCTCCTCGCGGCGGCGCTTCTCGTGCTCCTCTTCGGCCTGCTTCAGCCGTGCGAGTTGCGCGCGGGCCTCGTCGAGGTCCTCCACACCGAGAAGCTCACGCACCACCTGGCGCTGGCCTGCTCGCTTCGCCTGCTCGATGCGGCGCGAGAGCCACTCCCGGTCCTCGCCCTGGGGCGGCGTCTCGGGAGCCTGGGCGGGGGGTTGTGCCGCCGCAGGGGGACGTGCCTCCGGCGCCGGGGCCGGAGTGACGCCGAGCTTCTCGGCGAGTTGCTGGGTTTCGGGCGCGGAAGGGGTCTGGTCGGACATGCCCCGGAGCATGTCACGGAACGCGCGTTCAGAAAAGTGAGAGGATCGCGCTCGCTGGTGCGCTGAGCACCACTTCGGCCATGTGCCCCACGGGCTGGAGGGACATCCACACGCGCTCCCCCGCCCACGTCCTCACGCGGTAGCAGAAGGAGAAGTCCTCGCTGAACTGCACGTCGTCCACACGCATCAGGTCGAACAGAGCCGCCGTGGGGTGGTCCCCCTCGACCGTCGAGTCGATGAACTGCTGCCCGACCTGGAAGGCTTGGTCGGTGAGGGTCTGGAGCAGCCCCCGCTGGATGAGGGCGCAGCCGAGGCCGATGCTCGTGATGGTGATGGCCGAGGTCCCGTCGTGCTCCCCCAAGCCCGGGGGCACGTTCCCGGTCGCCATGCACTTGCCTGCGTAGTGCACCCACTGGAAGGCGCCCTCCACAGCGTGCTTCCCCGCCCGCGCGGCAGCCGTGGCCCCGTTCCAGTCGATGAGACGCCGGGGGTAGGTGCTGGCCACGAAGGGCTTGTTCGCGGCGATCATCGAGGCCACGGCCGCCGTGTTCACCACGACGTCCACGTCGAGGAAGAGGAGGTGCGTCCCGTCCCCTTCTAGGAACTTGCGCACGATGCGCGAGCGGGCGCGCACGATGTCCCGAGGCACCATGAGGTCCTCGGAATCGATGAGGGTGTCCACCGGAAGGCCGCCGTTCCGTGCATCCTCGTAGAGCTGCTGGCGCGCGAGGTGGCAAGTCGCAGGGATGCTGCCCCCGACCGGGGTGGCGATGACGAGCTTCATGGGGGGCACCATCACGGTGGACTCCGGAGGATCGATGACAACGCGTGCGGGGATCGTGGGGATCACGGACGGATGAAGTGGGCCGCGTACTTGTGGTCGAGGGGGATGCGCTCGTAGCGCTCGATGAGGCGCAGAGCTTCACGCTGCTCGAACCCGCACATGAGCAAGCGCCACACGAGCCCCCGGTAGAAGAGGCCGAGGTGCGGCGCGTTGTGTAGGTCCCACATGTTCCGCTGTTCCATGAACTCCGGGCTGAGCCCGAGCGGGCGGTCCACACCCATGTCCTCCCACGTCACCTGCGGGCGCCGGTACAGGTGCCGGTCGTTGCCGTAGGTGCTCTTCAGGTCCACGTCGTGGTCGATGATGGTCGGCGTCGGGTGCCAGACCACACGATCCGTGGCCATCGCGAAGAGGCCGATGAGGGTGTCCTCGCTGGTGTTCTCGACCGTCCTCTCCGGCAGCTTGGCGCGCCACGCGAGGAACTCCTTCAGCACCGTGCGGTGGAGGACGTACCCCACACCGATCATGCCGTCGTTCGTCGAGTACCAGTGGATGCCCTGGCGTGCGAGCGTGCGCGCGGCAGGGTGGGCGCAGTGCAGGCCGATGATGGCGGGCTCCTCGTGCACGGAGAGCATGGCGTGCAGGGTGGCCCAGAAGTTCGGTGCAATCCGCACGTCGTCCTGGAGGTACAGCACCCAGTCCGCATCCTGCTCGACGCCCCACTGCCATTGGAGCGCAGCCCACACCCAGTTGGGCGCCTTCACGGTCATGTGCAGCGGTTCACCCACCCAGTCCGGGCGGTGAAGCCGCAGGCTGTCATCGAGCGCGTGGAACGACGCCACCCGTGAGGGGATGTGCGGCGCGTGCGTGATGCAGTAGGCGACCCTCACGGCTTCCTCCAGTGGAAGTAGGTCTTCTCGATGCGGAGGCTCGACCCTTCGTACCGGAGCTTCTCGTCCACGGCCTTCACCACACCGGAGAACTCCGACGTGTAGTCGTGTCCGCCGAGGATGCCCCCACGCTTCACGAGCGGCACCCAGTCCTCGATGTCGCGCTTCACCTCGGGGTAGGTGTGGTTCGCGTCGATGAAGACGAAGTGCAGCGACTCCGGCGCGAAGAGGTTCTTCGCCTGCCACGAGTAGAGGCGCAGCGGGTGCACGGCTTCCAGCACCGCCGGGTCGAACTCGCGCATCTTCACCACGAAGGCGTTGAACGGGCCGCCCTGCTCGCGCTGCCACTTCGTGTACTCGCCTCCCCACCCCGGCGTGTCGATGGGTGCGCGCGTGTCCGGAGCTTGGCCGTGCCAGTCGTCGAACCACGGGTCCACCGTGTAGAAGGTGATCTGCTTGCCCGACTCGATGATCTTCTGGCCCATGTAGGCCGTGGACCTGCCGAACGCAGCGCCCAGCTCCACGAATACGTCGCCGCTCTTCGCGGTGGCGATGGCGTGGTCGTAGAGATCCTCGAAGTCGCACCAGCCGGGGGGACGCTCACCTTGCACCATCATCGCCTCCACACTTGGTTGCCGAACAGAACGTGCGCCGTGCCGTAGGTCCGACCCTCGAACCCGAAGCCCCGCACGCACGTGAAGCCTTGCTCGTGAAGCACGTGCTCCGCGAGGACGCGGTTCGGGATGCCGTGCCACTCCAGCACCACCCCGCGCACGTCCTTCCAGTGCTTGTAGCGGGTGAGGAAGTGGCACTCGGCGCCCTCGCAGTCGAGTTTCACGATGTCGAACGGGCCGATGGTGGCCGGGTGCACGAGGTCCACGTCGCACACCTTCCGCGTGGCGCCATGGTGCATGGTCGTCGTGAAGCCGGGGTGGTCGTGGCCGAGGTCGTGCAGCTCTCCGCGTGCAGTCTCGCCGATGCCCGCGCGGATGAGCGTGCACCGGTCCTGGTACCCGAACGCGCGCACGTTCTCCTCGTAGAGGTCCCAGTGCGCCGGGTTCGGCTCGTAGCTGTCGATGGTGGCCTCGGGCCAGTACCGGCAGGCCCAGATCGCGAAGGGGGCGCGGCTGCCTCCCACGTCGAGGATGCGGCGCGCTGGGATGGCGCGCACCTCCGAGTGCTCGTACTCCCCCTCGAACACCTCCGTGGCCGTTGCGATGCGGTCCACTTCCTCCTGCGTGAACAGGTTGTCGTAGATCACGGGGCCTCCTTCGGCAGCACGTAGCTGTCCGTTCGGTGGTCGTACTCGACGGCCGTGCGCGCCCAGATGCACTGCCCGAGGTTGATGCGGTCGTGGGTGCACCGGATGAGGCGCAGGCCCTTGTCCTCACACAGGGCGTTCAGCTCCATGAAGTCCCTCTCGCGGTGCCACTCGAACATCACGAGACGGAGGCTGTCCCAGTGCAGGTAGCCGCGGAGTACCTCCAGCTCGACGCCCTCGGCGTCCACCTTGAGCACGTCCGCCGGGGGCAGCGCGCGGGGATGCAGGGTGCGCACCTCGATGCTCTCTGCGCCGATGGGCGTGGCCGCGCGGAGGTCTTCCTGCGTCGTGTTCCAGCCCCAGTCCTCGCCGTCCCCCACACCGAGGAGGATGGTCGGCGCCGGCAGGGTGGTCACAGCCACGGGGTACACCTTCGACCCCGGTGGTGCGTTCGCCGCACAGAGCTGGGCCGCGAGCGGGTGCGGCTCGTAGCAGTCGATCCAGGCGTAGGGCCAGCGGAGATAGGCCCAGACCGCGAAGGCGCCCACGTTCGCGCCCACGTCCACCACGCGGCGGATGTACGGGTCTACGTCGGGGAGCGGGGGGTACCAGTATTCCCCGGGCTGGGCGAGCACCTTGGAGACACATGCCTCCAGGGGCTTCGGGTAGTAGAAGGTCGTTCCGTGGATGTCGTGCGCGAGCAGCTCCATGCGCCGGCTACGGTACCTTCACCCGCCCGCAAAAGCAAAGCCCACGCACCCAGGAGGGAAGTGCGTGGGCTTCGAGGTTATGCCGCGCCCCCGTGAGGGCTACGGGCAAGCGGAGGTCAGAGCGTGGCGCTGTCCGCCTGGAGCTTCGTGTCCATCGCCACCTCGGGCGCGAGCAGGAGCTTCACGCGGGCGGAGGTGATGGCGTCCGTGGCGTTGAACTTCACGTTCTCGCGGGCCGCGTCGAGGCGGGCCTGGCCGGCGGAGGCCGCCGAAGCCGAGGGGACGAGGACGATCTTCTTGCCGATCGAGGTGCCGACGAGGGCCTCCGCCTCCAGCAGCATCAGGACCTTGCGGGTCTTGTACGCCGTGGGGATGGCGAGGGCGTTCGAGGCGACCGTGCCCGTGAACTCCACCGGCTCGCCGGGGAGCGGAGCGTAGAGGACGTCCACCTTGGTGATGGCGTCCGACGCGAGGACGGCGATGTTGCCGTTCGGCGTCGGCGCGATCTGGCCCGTGGTCGGCGTGTTGCCGAACTGCTGAGCGGCGAGCTGGCCGAGCGTGGTTCCCGAGGACGAAGCCGCCCAGAGGATGTTCGCCGCGGGCGCCCAGTCGTCCGTCTCGATGACCTGGAGGGTCGTGAGGTCGTACGACCCCGCGGCCGGGGTCTTCTGGACCAGCTCGACGTGGAGGTACTGGCGAACCAGGTTGCCCGCGCCACCCAAGCTGCGGAGCGCGTCCGCAATGGTGTTCGGGTTCACACGGTTCATCGCTGCGCGAAGACTGTCGGCCATCGTCGTTCTCCCTTAGTGGCGTAGGTGTAGCTCGTGGGTAGGCCAGGTGCCTACCAGGTTTTTCACTGGTCGCCGAAAGCGGCGTACTGCACGATCCCCGTCCCGGTGACCGTGATGCCCTTCACGTACTTGCCCGCGGACGCCTCGTAGAGGAACAGCCCCGTGACGGGGACGGTCGCCGTGGAGTTGTCGTCGAAGGTGAGGACGAAGACCATGGGGGCCTGCGTGCGGATGTAGAGCACGCGCGCCTTGGTCACCGCGTCCGCGGCCCCCACGCCGTAGAGCGTGAGCGGGGAGGCCGTGGCCACGTTCCGCACCATCATCCCCGTCGAAACACCGTAGGACAGGGTGGTTCCGGTCGAGAACGCCAACAGGTCCGTGATCTCGGCCGTTGGAACCGTTCCCGTCTCCGAGACACCTGCGGCGGGCCCCGCGAGGAGGTTGCCGGTGAGTTCGAGGGTGGGCATGGTGGCGGACGTCTACTTGCTCAGCCGCCGTTCAGCTTGAACGGCTTCGAGGGCGCCGGCACACGCTGCGCAGGCGGAACGGGCTTCACGATGACGCCGCCGTCCGGGATGGACTTGGGGGCCACGCGCTGCTCGGGGGAGCCGGACGGCTGCGAGGCCGGGCCGGCGGGGGGCTTGATGAGGCCCGGGGACGCGCCCGCGCCGTCCGAACCCTGGCCGTTTCCGAAGGGGTTGCTCATGCCCCCTCTTCTAGCACGGGCCGCCGAGGGATGTCCCTCGCGCTCTGCTCGAAGACCGCGGCGTCCTCCCGCGAGCGGGGACGCAGCTCCAGGGTCACTGCCAGCCCGAGCACCTGGAGAAGCTGGACGAGTGTCCGTACGTTCGGGATCTGCTTGCCCTGCTCCACGTAGCAAACCGCCCCCGGAGATACCCCCGAGAGCTGGGCAAGCTGCTTGATGCGCAGACCCTTCGCCTGGCGGAAGACACGCACCGCGTGCCCGATCTCCGCCGCCATGGACTGCTCGCTCGGGGTGTACCGCTGCACACGTGCGACTCGTCCCTCGGCCATGCACAAAGTGTAGCTCACAAGCTGCCAAAAAAGTGAACTGCGGGCTGGACAATCGACATGGGTACAATTACCTATGTCCCCATGAGCACCGCAAGCACCCCCTACGACCGCCTCTTCGTCGCGCTCAAGCTCCTCGCCCACTCGGCGACGCAGGTGCACGAGTACGACCCCACCAACGTGGCCGAGACGTACGGCGCGCCGGTGTCGAACTACGTGATGCGCCTCCTCGCCCTCCGCGCATGCGCCGAGCTGGCCGCGAAGGAGACGGGGATCTTGCTCGACGACCTGCTCACCGCCACGGAGGCACCGGCCCACATCCGGGAGGCCGTGCAGAACGCCAAGCGCGTCACCGAGGAGAACGTCGCCACGGCGCACACGAACTTGCTCGGTGCCCTCACCCCTGCCGAAGAGAAGACCAACTAGCCATGACGCCCCCTACCAACGTCCGCATCGTGTCCATCGACGTGTCCCTATGGGACCTCACCCTCCTCTGCCTGAAGCTCACCGTGGCGATGTTCCCTGCGTTCCTGCTCTTCGCGGTGGGCACCTTCATGTTCGCCTCGTGCGGGGTGGGAACGCTGATCGGCGTCGGGCAGCAGCAGCAGCAGCAGCAGCAGCAGCAGCGGTACAACCCGCGGGCGGCCCCGGACCCGGGCAGCCTCTACACGCCCTAGGGCTTCCGCCACTGGTACGCGGGCTGGAGTGTGAGCTTCAGCTTGCGCGCCATGTAGCGGAAGCTGGGGTCGTCCTTGTCGAGGCGTACCTCACCCGACCAGGACCCCATGCGCGAGAGGATGCGCTTCCCCGCGTGCCAGTAGTCCGGCTCGTCTGCGCCAGCACCCGCGTCGTGGCGAGCCTTGTCCAAGGCCTTCTTGGTGGGGAACTTCTCGCCCACACCACGCTCCGGCTCCCCCTCACGCTCAGGGCGCCAGCTCCGCGGCATGTGGAAGTTCGCGAGGTACCAGGGGTGCTTCGTGATGACCCGCGCGTACCGCCGAGCGCGCTCAGGCGCCATCCCGTACTTGTTCCGCAGGTGGCCCGTCGCGTACTCCTCCGCGTCCTCTTGGCACGTGGTGTCCGGGTCCCAGTCGAAGCCGAAGGACGCCCACGTGTACCAGCCGTTGTCGAGGGCGGCGGTGACGCGCACCTTCTTCACGCCCATCTTCTGGTAGTCGTTGATCATGCGGCGGAAGACCTCTTTGCCTTGCCCGCTGCCGCGGTAGCCCTCCGCCACCTCGAAGTGCGAGTGGTACACCGACCACACGCCACGCTTCCTGGTGAAGATGCGGTTGATGTACCCCACACGACGACCCTCGTCGTCCTCCAACCGGGCGTAGACGGTGATGTTGTTGCCGCCGGGCTCCACAGAGATGGTGATGTCCCCTGCGTGGTACGTGGGACCCTCACACCACGCGCGCACGCGCTCCTCCGTGAGGAACTCCGCGGGAGGGGTGAAGCCCTGCGCGCGGTACTCCGCGTTGGCACGCGCCATCTTCTCGCGCGTCTCACGCGCAGCACGTTCTCCCCGTAGGCGGTCAGCACGACTCGCAACGGAGCGAACCATGCGATCCATGAGGGCGGCCCGCACGTTCGGTGGGAGCGTGAGGTGCGTCGTCTCGCGGAGGAACGCCTCCCACTTCTTGTTCACTCGCGGAGCTTCATCACGGCCGAAGCGCTTCTCCCACATGTCACGCGAGAGGGAGTGGGCAGCCTCGCCAGCTTCCCAGGAGTTGTACTCACCTTCCCCCGACGCGCGCTCCACTGCCTTCACCATGGCGGCGAGGGAAGGGTGATCGTGCAAGCGCTCGTCCCACACGGCACGAGCGTGCCTCTCACCGTAGTCGTCCCAGTGCCGGGTGGTTTCGTCGATGCGCTCGCGCATAGAAGCGCTGCGCAAGACCGCATCCGGATCTACGGGCAGCTTCTTGGTGGGGTCGTCTGGGTCGAAGATGTGCGTGGGGATGTGCGGCGGGAGCGCGTTCTCCGACTGCATCGACAGGAGGTCGAGCACGGGGACAGCGCTCAGGTGGTCACGCGCCAACTGGTCGTGGACCGCGAGGATGCGGTCCAGCCTAGCCACCACGGCCGCGCGCATCGCAGGGGACCACCCGCGCATGCTCTGCGGGTCGGCTGCGATGTCCCGCCACATCGCCCACGGCGGGCGATTGTTGCGGTAGTTGACCCGCTGTAGCCCCTGCATGGCGGCGTCCACGCTCTCGGGCGTGATCTTCTCGTTCAGGTCGAAGAGCGCCCCCTGCGTGGTGGGGTTCTCGATGTGGAGCTTGCGGAGTCGGAGAGCCTCTTGGAGACGCTCGCGTGCGGCGTGCGCCTTCTCCAGGTTGCGCTCCGACTCGGCGCTGTTCGCGTAGTAGGGCCAATCCGTTGCGCCCTCGATCTGCCCGAGGCCCGGGTCGTCGTGCAGACGCCACACGGTGCCGATCGCACGTACACCCGCGATGGCCTCGCGCACCCGGCGGTTGTCGGTGGCGCGCTCCGTCTGCCACCGCCGTAGCTCGGGGAGGTAGCGACGACCACCTCCCGGCTGCTGCACGTAGGCGCCGCCACGCGGTCCGACTTGGATGTCCTTGCCGCTTGCCATCACGCCGCCTTCGTCTCGTCCCCGCCCAGCTTGTAGAGCTTCTTCACGCGCTCCCACGACGGGTCACCAGGCGTGCGGAGACGGATGATCCCCTTCCAATAGAGCTTGCTGTTGTGCGCCCACTGCCCGCTGTTCAACTGCGTGGACACACCCAGAAGGACACGCTTGCCCGTGTGCCACCAATCGGGGTCGTCCTTCTTCTTCATGGACTGCTGGATGCGGCGCACGCTCTCCATGTCGGTGGTCGTGCTGAGCTTGTAGCTGGAACCCTCATCAAGCCCAGGCTCGTGCCAGTCCGCGAGCGTCCACGGGTGGACGCACACCTCCCTCGCCTTGGCGATGGCGTTCACCGGCGTCCACCCACGCTTCTGCAAGTAGGAGGACACGTACTCGACGGCCTTTTCGCGGCTCTCGCTCCCCTTCCAGTCGAAGCCAAGCTTCGCCCACGCGTACGGGCCGGTGTCGAGGCCCGCTGAGACAGTGACCTCGCGAACACCAGCGTCGAGGTACTGGTGGAGGGAGTTGTCCATCATCTTGTAGGCCACGCCGCCGCCCTGTGCGCGCTCTTCGAGCCTGAAGTACGCGTGGTAGACCGTCCGCTCGTGGGGATCGTAGTGGCGTTCGACCTGGCCCACGGCGCGCCCGTTCTGCACGAGAATCGCCTCGTAGACTTCTTCGCCGCCATCGTGGCGGTACGTGTAGTCGGAGAGGTGAATACCCGTCCCAGCGAACACCGCTTCAGCGCTCGTCTCGCTGAGAAGGCCCGAGCTACCCGGACCGTCACCCCCGTCGCTCTCCTCCTCGTAGGCCTCGACCCGCTCACGGTGCACACGGTCGATGATGTCGTCGATGCGCGACTGCACTTCCTCCTGGATGCGGTTCTCGAAGTCGTTGTCCACGCCGCGCGTGCCGCCCGACATCTCCGAGATCATCTCGTAGATGGCGTCGTGGGAACCAAGCACGTCGGCGATGGTGGGACGGCTGGAGGAGTCTCCCTCCCAGTGCTCCGAGTACCACTGGTTGGTCTGCTCCTCGATGCTCGCCGCATCGCGCCACCGCCAGTTGGACTCCATGGTGTGCTGCACCTCGCGGTCCACCTGGTCCGCGTAGACCTCGCGCGCGTGCGCGAGAACCTCCCGCCGAACAATGCCCTTCGCCCACCGGCCGGGAAGCGTCTTCGGCTTCTCGGCGCCCTCCTGCATCTCGCTCTCGTAGAGGTCGGTGAAGCTGGAGTAGTCGTCGTCGGCCAGCTCCAAGGCTTGCGCCGCGCGGTGAAAGTTGTCCCCCACCCAGCCCTTCACGATCTCGCGCGCCTGGGGGATCGTCGCCGCCAGCTCCCGGTACTTCGCGAAGAGGATGCCGCGTCGGGGGTCCCCCGGGGAGAACCGCGCCGCCATCGCGTGCAGCTCCTTCATGTCGCGCACGTTCTCGATGTTCGTGCCGGGGAGGACCGGAGGCGTGACGAGGGGGTCCGGCCGCGGCGGCCCCACGGACACGTCCATGGGGAGCACGCCCTGGAGCACCTCGGGGCCCCTGCTCACCGCCTCGCGGCGCGCACGCAGGGCTTCCCGCAGCCGCGTCTCCGTGGGGGCTTCCGGGTCGTCTTCGAGGCCGTCGAACCGCTCCAGCCGCAGCGCAGCCATGCTGTCGCGGATCTCCTGGTTCTGGGCGTGCCGCACCTGCGGGTTGCGGCGCATGGCCTGCCAGCGTCGCATCTCCGGGAGGTAGCGCTTGCTGCCGCCAGGCCCCTCGACGTACGCGCCCCCAAGGGGCCCAATCTGCACCGGCTTGTCGTTGGCCACGACCCCAGCCTAGCGCATGTCCCTCCAGGGCAGCTCAGTCGTCCACGTCGCCAGGGGGACCTCCCCCCGGGAGCGGAAGCCGGGGGAGGCCCCGCCGCTTCTGGTACTCGCGGAGCAGGGCCACGTCGGACTCCTCCATGGCGCCCCGCTCCAAAAGTCCGAACACGTGGTCGGTGAACCGGTCGCGCGCCGCGCTCTTCGAGCCGCGGTGGTGCACGAACTGGGCGTCGTTCCAGACCTTGTAGAGGCTGTTCCAGAGCTGCTTGGTCTTCTCGGTGGGGAGCATCTACTTCGCCTCCGTCTGTGCGCCCAGCTTGCGCGCCATGGCCTGGGCGTCCTCCGGCTTGAACGGGGTAGCGCGGCTGCGCTCCTCGGCCCACTCCCAGTCCGTGCCGCGGCGCGCGAGGAACCTCCGTACGGGAGGCGTGCCCGGTGTCCCTGCCCAGCCGATCCACACGATCCACTCCGACATCTACGCCTCCTCGTCACCAAGCACATGCAGCAAGGTACGCCTGGCCTCTCGGTAGTCTTCTACCAGGTCCGCGAGGGAGCGAGACGTGTCCCCGGTCATCAGGGCGAGCGCCAGGGTGCGGGCCGCTACCACCTCCGCGTCCACCAGTTGGGCCAGTCGGCGCCCACGCGCCCTCCGCTCCGCCTTGGGGTCCACGTCCTTGTCCTTGTCCTTCGGGTGGACGAGGCGGATGTGGCCCTTGTTCGTGGGGCCGTGGAGCCGGCAGTAGAAGCGTGTGCCCCCGAACTCGGCGACCTCCACGCGCGCGCTGTTACGGCATGGGCGGAAGCGCGCCTCTCCGTTGTCCAAGCCCACCACGATGAGCTTGTCACACTGCTGTCCGCGCGGGATGGTCACGACTTCCCCCACCACGACAGGTGCACGCGGATGGGCCACCACAACCAGAGAGTGATGGTGGCGCGCTTCCGCGGGCGGCTGTCGCCGTACGTGTGCCCTAGTGACCCCCAGTCCAGTTGCACACCCAGGCCTCGTTCCCGAGCGCCACCGTACGGCGTGCCGCCCTTCTCTACTCGGCAATCCACTACAGCTCCTCCCCTTCCACCACCACGGTGACGTGCGCCATCTCCTTCGCGCCCGCGCGGAGGGTGAAGATGAACTCGCGGGCCTCTTCCTCCGACATCACGAGCCGGCCCGAGAACGCAGCCTGCCCAGCCGCCCCCACTCGCACGGTCACGTGGCGGTGGATGCCCACGCGCACCACTTCCAGCTTGTACCTCATGTGCCCTCCAGCTTGCGCATGCGCGCCTTGAGCCTGCGCTCCCACTTCGCAGCCATCGTCTCGCAGAACGCGATCCTCTTGCGGTAGTGCGCGAGCTTTCGCTCCGCCTCCTCCACCCGGGCCTCGACGCGTACGGCCTTCTCCACGGCTTCGCGCAGCGCGACCTCCTCTTCGGTGGGGTGCGCGATGAAGCAGTCCGACCCGCCCCCGTGCTCGGCCTGCGCCTTCAACTGCGCGACCCACACGCTGTACGAGTTGAGTGAGCCTGCTGGGCGCATCTGCGACGCCAGCTCGAAGGTGTAGAAGCCCTCCCGCCTGGGCAGAGCCACACGGAACGTGGTCGAGTTGATCCTGCCGACCTTCACGGCCGCGTCGGCGTAGACGACACGGCACGTGACCCCCAAGTGGTCGGCCCCCAAGTGCTTCCACATCGCGTGCAGCACCGCCTTGATGGCCGGCGTGGCGTAGTTCGTCTCGTTCTGTACCCGCATTATGGGTAACCTTACCACGACACGGGTGTCATGTCAAGCTGCGTCGTCTTCAGCCGGCGCCTCGTAGAGGCCCTCCAGACCCGGGGACATGATGGGCGGACGCGAGGGCGGGGGACGCTTCTTCGACCCCTTCTGCATCCACCGCTGGATGCACATCCCCCCGGGGAGCGCGCGCAGCTCCGCCGGCAGTGGCCCCCACGAGAGGCGCCAGGACACGATCGTCTCGCGGTCGTTCGGGCGCCCGGGCGGGTTCATGTAGAACACGGGCAAGCCCAAGTGGTTGCGGCACTCGAAGGGCTCGTCGAGGCGACGCACCTGACCGTGGACGTAGTAGCTGTCCCACGAGGTGCGGTCGTCGAAGGTGGCGACCAGCACCTTCACCAGGTCGCCGAACTCCTCCTGCATCTCGTTCTGCACGGCGGCCTGGCCGGCGTTGAGCGCCCCGAGCATCTCCGTCCGGACGATGCGCTCCGCCCAGTACCGCGGCTTGCCCTCCAGGAACGGGCTCCGCTCCGTGAGCAAGTCCACGGCCTCGTCGTAGTTCATGTTCGTGAGCACGGCGGTCTGGAGCACCTGCTCGAACTCACCGATGGCGCCGAACCCGTAGCGCTGGAGCACGCCCCCATCCCCCTGGCTCGCGCGCATCCGCAGAAGGGTGGACTCGGCCCCGCGGTACGCCATGTCGAAGAGGGCTGCTTCGTCGAGCGCGAGGGTGCCCACCTCCATGGCGTTCATCCACTGGGTGGCGTTCCGTGCTGCGAACCACGCCGCGCCCCGCGCGTAGAGGTTCCAGCTCGACGCCAAGTCGAGCTGCACCTGAGCCACGGCGTCCTGGATGGCCGCACGCGTCCCTGCGGCCTGCACGACCGTGAAGCTCTCCGGGGCAGCGTCCCCCATGGCGGCCTGTGCGGCCTCGATGCGTGAGGTGAGCACGCCCTGAGCACGCGTGAGCACTCGCTCCGCGTGCTTGGGGCCCACCACGTTCACGAACCTCCGCGCGGCGGCGCGGTTGCGCGCCAGGACCTGCTTCGCGGCTGGCTTCAGCTTCTCAGTCACGGCGCTTCTTCGGACGCTCACGCCGCTGGCGCTTGTCCTCCTGGTACTCGACCACGCCCCAGATCGCGACGACGCCCACCACGAAGAGGATGGCCCCCACCGCCATGGCGGCCTGGATGATGCGGTCCATCACAGCCTCCGCATCCTATGGCGCCCGGGCCTGCTCCGCACCGGGCGCCGACCACGCGCAGTCGCCCGGGGCTCGCGGGGGCGGGGGCGTGGGCGGACACGGACCAGGAGCGGGCGCACCCGGCACACGTAGGCCCGGAGCTTCACGTCGATGTGCCCGAAGCCGAAGTGGCGACCGTGGTCTTCGTCCCCGTCGAGCGTGAGCTGTGCGGTCCTGTACTCGCGGTAGTAGTACGCCCCTCGCGCGTAGATCACGCCCGTGGAGTACGTCACGTCCCCTGTGCGGTTCAGGTAGTGCGGCAGCGTGTAGTGCGCGATCACGGCTTGATGCCCACCGCCTCCTCGATGCGAGAAAGACGGCGCTCCAAGTCGGCGACCCGCTCCATGAGCGTGGCCTTCTTCGGGTCCACGCAGTCGGGCTGGTTGGTCAGCTCGTCCACGCGCTTCGCCGCAGCAACCGCCTCGTGGAAGTCCGCAAGGAGCTTGCGCAGCTCTTCGATGCTGCCAACCCCGGGGGGAAGCGTTGGCACGGGGGACATCGGCACGACCCACCCGGGCAGTGGGTCGATCTTCGGGATTCGCGGCTCGTAGTGGTCCATCACCATGCTGATCACACACATGGGTCACTCCATCCAGTCTTCGTCGCGGGACTGCCAGTCCTTCTCCTCGTCTTCAGGGCTGGGCGGGCCTTCACCCGGAGCGCCCGGGGGCGGCATCTGCCCACCGGCCATGTCCTCCATGCCGGGGAACATGCCTCCGCCAGGGCCGCCCATGCCCATCTGCGCCTGCTGCTGGGCCATCTGCTTCTGCTCGTTGTCCACGCGCTGCCACTCGGCGTCCGGGTCGATGCCGAGGGACTTGGCGGCCTTCTCGACGGCCGTGCGCTGGCTCACCACGGGCTTCCCACCCGTGGCCGTGCTGAGGGTCTGAAGCTTGCCCGCGAGGTCGTCTGGCGTGTCCGGGAAGAACTCGGGCCACTTCACCTCCAGGAACCGCGCCTCACCCGGCACGTGGTCGCGCGCGACGGCGACCGGCTCGCCCTTGGAGCTGGGCTCCTGCATGACGCGAGGCGGGAGGTCGAAGACCACCGTCACGACCACCCGGGCCTCGTCCGCCTTCGCCTCGCGGTCGGCGAGGATCATGTCGGCCTCGGTGGGCTCTGCTCCCGCGCCGCCCTCCAGCTCATTCCCCGCGTCGTCCTCGGCGCCCATGTCGGCGCCCGCGCCCGCGGCAGCGGGGTCCTCCTCGTCCTCCGGGGGCATGTCCTCCTGCGCGTCGGGGTCGCCCACCGCCGGCACGGGGTCCTGATCCGCCTCCGGGTCCTCGGCGGACGGAGGCATGTCCTCCGGGTCCTCCGCCGTCACGTCCTCGACGTCCTCGCCCGCGTTGATGCGGCGCATCGCCTCCTTGAGCACGTCGTCGGGGCTGGGGCCCTTCTCGCGAGCGAGGAGCGCCTCCAGGGCAGACATCTGCTGCGTGGACTCGGCGTCCTCGCCGCCCATCTGCGGCGACGGCTGCCCCTCCAAGCCCTCCGCGAGGGACGTGGGCATCTGGGCAGCGGTGACCTTCTTGGCCGCGTCCACGAGGCGCTGGCAGTAACGAAGCTGCTGCTCGAAGAGCCGCGTCAGCCCGAGGCCGTACTGCTCCCGGATGACCGACGCCTTGGACGTCATCGGCCGGTAGATGGTGCGGAGGGCGACTGCGCTCATGCCCTGGGCAGCGACCTCGTTCGGGTCGGCCAAGATACACTGGGCGCTGTTGAGTACCTGCTTGGTGCTCTCCTGTAGGCGTGCGATGCCTACTTGGACAGACGTTCCTGCTAGTTCGAGGTACGTTGCGCTGCCACCTTTGCCTGTGATGATGGCACTGTCGCTACCTTTTTTGACACTCTGATTGGCTGCCCACTCGGCGATGTCCATGTTCAGCACGAGGGTCGGGTCGAGGTTGAGCCCGAGGGAGCGGCTGATGAGGCTGTTCAGCACGTCCAGCATCTCCATGCTGTCTTCGAGCCCGTCGTAGTCCGGCAGGCCGTCCGGGCTGTCGTTCGTGGGGATGTTCTGGATCCACACGAAGTGGCACTCCCGGTGCTCCGGCTCGATCTGGTCCTTCGCCTCCGTGTCGTGCCAGGAGATGTTCTCCTCGTCGATCTCCCACTCCGGCTCCTTGCCGTCCTCGTAGGGCACGACCTTGAAGGGGATGTCGGCCACGTCCGTCCAGTCCCGGCGGTGCCAGAACCACTTGTCGATGACCTTCCGCTCGCGCTCGTCGAAGACCGGCTCCGTGAACCGGTACACCTCGGTCACGTGGCGCGGGATGAGCTGGTCCCGGTCCTCCCACTCGTGCACGTAGAGGTGCTTCGCGTTGTGCACACGGCAGAAGGGGCGCCCGTGCTTGAAGCCCCAGGACATGCCCACGGTGCCGCAGGAGCCGCCCAGCGTGCGCGCGAGGATGAGGCGGGTGTGCATCCGCTGCGCCTGCGACAGCGCCTGCACGAAGGCCTCGGAGTCGGGGTCGCCGAACGCCAGAATCTCGGGGAAACCTCCCTCCAGGATGATCGCCGTGAAGCTGTTCACGATGAGCCGCCCCACGCGGTAAGGGTCCGTGGGGCGACGCTGGCGCAGGGGGACGTGGAAGGGCGTCTTGTTCTGGCCGAGGTACGGGCGGTACGCGTTCGAGAACGCGAGGGAGGAACCGGAGCCCTGGCCCACCCAGTTGCCGTCGAAGTCCGCGGCCTTCCAGTTGTGGCTCGTGCCCTTGTAGATGCTCTCCCAGTAGTCGATCTGGCGGCAGCGCTCGCCGAACATGAAGTTCGCAGCGCTCCACTGGTTGTCGGCCAGGCCGTAGGCGCTGGAACCGGTGACCCTCATGGTGCCAGGGGCGAAGACGCTCATGGCCGTACTTGTACCACGGCGTCAGCGCCGGATGACCACCGGAGGCATGTCCTCCTGCACCTTCGCGGCGGGCTTGCCCCTCTCCAGCTCCGGCAGGGCCTCCGTGAGGTCCACGGTCATGGGCGCTTCACGAGGTACCTTCGCCCGAGAGGAGCGCTTCTTGGCACGCTGAACCAGACGCGGCATGCCGTATTGAGGCACTGA